CAAAGCATCAGCCCACCAATTTCCACATTGCCGTTTGCGTTGTTACCAAACAAGGCCAATTCTGGATGATCCACTGCTTTCACCGGCTCATAACCATCGCGCATCTGTAAGGACACGTTGTTGGCTAATGGCTGACCTAGCACATGAGTCGCTACCCAGCGAAACGTGTAATCTGGATCAGGTGTCGGATCAGGCAGGTTGCTCGGCGGTACGTATACTGCACGAACAGATTTATCGCGTGACTTAGTGTCACGATTTGAGCGGTCAATAGTTTCAGCCATTTCAGTTCTCCAACTTTGCTACTTGAACAGCATATTGCTGCGGGGTTAAACCAAATTTTTTCGCTAACGCTACTTGCGTTTGAGTTAGCTTAACTTTTCCTGCACTCGTAGAACGAGATACAGAGGCAACCACTGTCGTAGGTCGTTTTTGAACCTCACCAGACCTTGGCTTGTCATTTGTCTGCCCGAATAAATCAGGAAACGTTGACTTCATGCGACCATCAATTTGGTCGAAATATTCAGCAGAGCGGGGGTCCACTCCGTTTGTGACTAGTTTCTGATGCAGCCCTAGTGCGTAGCTGGTGTATTCTTCAAACCCTTGTTGCCCGAACCACTGGTTTTTTGCCTGCCAGCGCAGAGTTTTTTCGTCGGGCTCAACCTTGGAAGGTTGGGCTTGTTGCGTTTGTACCTCAAAATTTTCTTCCTGTAAAGGGGTAGGACGATAATTTTTTACTTGTTCTGCACGAATTTTTGCATCCATCACCTCTTCTTGAGCGGCAATGATTGCATCGTTGTCAAAAGCTTCTTGTGCTGCCCTGAGTTTGCTACGGGCTGTGGCCAATTCAAATTCGGCCTTACCTTTAGCGCCTTCAATGATGGCTTCTTGTCCTGTGTATACATTTTGTTTGAGGCGTTTGTTCTCCTCAATCAACTGCTGTGCAAGACGCTCAAGCTCTTGCTTCTCACGCATCGTGGCTTCTTTGACACGGCGCTCGTCGTGACGGGCGTGGGTCAGCTCTTTAATGCGCCCCTTGACTTTGTCAGAATAGGACTCGATTTCTTCTTCGGTCGGATCAAGCACTTCACGGTCTAGGGGCTTACGTCCTCTGTCACGTTCAGGCGTGTCGTCTTCAATTTCAATCTCTATCTCGCCTTCGCCTTCTATTTCAAACTCAACGTCGGCAGTTTTTTTGTTCTCGACTTCGTCGGGAAACTTGTACGGTTCAGCCATATTCTTCCTTTCAAGCGCGGGTTAAGCCGCGGGGGTCTTGCACAACAGCATCAACTTGGTCGTCGTTGATGAGACGGAACTCCTTGCCAAAGATTTTGAATCTTGTGCCGGAGTAAGTACGTACTAACACGAAGTCGCCCTCTTTGCACCATGCTCCGTTAGGAAACTTGGCGGTGTCGTTGTACGCATCGGGGCCAACTTTTAAAACAAACAACACGGTGGTTGCTGTTTCTTCCAGTCGCATTCCCTCAATAGGCCGGACTAAGTCCAGACTTGTACCGTCGATACGTTCAGAGATGTCGGGTACCGCACAAAGAATCTTCCAACCTGTTGGGTTGGGAAGTTGCGTGGCCTTCTGCTCGTCAGTAGCTTCGGGAGCATCCAGAGGCTGGATGGGTTCAGGCAGTGCAAAAGCACCGGGGGTTAAATCAATATCACTCATTTGATTCTTCAACTTTCTGCGCAAGGTCGATTAGATAACGCTCTGCGAGGGCTAGACCCTGAATAATCCCGCAGAGTTTTTGGTACTCTTCAAAAGTACGGCACGAACCACCAGCCAAGTCATCGGCATAGTTGTTCATGTCAGTGCGTATTTTTTCACGTAATACGCGTACGAAGTCTTGGATCATTTTCTAGAACCTTGGTTCCTACTGTTTGAGAGCGCAGTAGTACGCGCTTGTAAATCCATCTGGGCTTTACTCTTTGCGATGTCAGCACCCATCTGGATGCCGGCACGTTCTTGTTCAAACTGTTGCTTGAATTCGCTCTCTTTGATTTGCGCACCTGTGCGAAGAGCTTCCAACTCCAGTTTGCCGCTGACTTCTTGCTCTTTCAAAGCCTGTGCATCGGCCTTGGCAGCAGCGTCCATCATGATCTTTTGTTTCTTCAACTCTAGCTCTTGTCCTTTGAGTTGGAGTTCCTGCATCTGCAACTGCATGACGGGGTCTTGCATCTGTTGCTGTGCCTGCATCTGCGCAGCCTTAGCTTTGTTCTGCATCATCACTTGGTTGGCCGCTTGCGCCATCATGCCGGACAGCGCAATCTCCACTTGCGGTGGCAACTTCTCGTCTTCGGGAGGCAACGGCATACCCAACTGTTGCTCGATCTGCTGGCGCATTTGATAACCGACGTGCTCTGCAATGTGTGCCGTGATTGCGCCCATGATCTTGGGAGCCTGTGGGTTCTGGCCAATGAACTGCTGCATCATCGGGTCTTGGAGCAACATCATGTGCACTTGGATGTGCGACTGATGGTCTTGATGTAAGAACGCCTTGAGTGGTTTGCCTTTAAGCGCGTTCTGATTTTCCTGCACGGGGTCGGTCGGCTTCTGATCGTCCTCAATTGGCACAAGCTTCTCTGCGTTCTTGATGCCTAAGACGTTTAGCATGCCGCGATGTAGTTCTGGCAAGTTGTAGATGTCCGGAGCCATCTGCGCCATCTGAATGACCGCTTGGTACTGGATAACGCGCTGAGACATGGTCGCAGCGTTGGGGTCTGACACGGGGATGATGTCCACCAAGTCATAGTCGGCTTTCTTAGCTTTGCGAGTGCCGTACTCGGGTGTGTATGTGTAGTCTGGGTCGGTGTAGTCGCGGATGATGTTCTTCAAGAGTTTGAACTCTTGCTTCAAGGCGAAGTGCACACGAGCCTGCACCGCAGTCATCACCTTTAACTGACGCTCCAGCAGTGCCAACGTTGTGCCAACAGGAGCCTGCGCCGACATGTCAGACACTTTCATGTCAGCAGTCGCAGCAAAGCGACGACCTTCATCAACGATGGTCTGCATCAAGTTAAACAGCGTAGCGCTTGGTTCCTTGTACGGCAGCGGCAAGATGTTGTCACGGATCGTGCCCGAACCAACGTCTACATCACGGAACTCTCCGGGTGCGATTGGTGTATCGTCGCCCTTGATTCGCAGGCCCCGTGTCTTGAGTCCACCGGGGAGATTGCTGAGTGTTCCTGCATCAACAAGTTGTCGCATGAGGGACGTAGCGGATTTAGCAAAACCTCCGATAAGATGGAAAAGCCCGAAGCCGTAAGCTCCAAAACCTGGGATGTACTGGTAATGAACAAAATGCTGGCGCTTGAGTCTGAGGTCATCTTCTTCCTTCCAGTTGCGGCGGATTGACAGGATGTCGTTGGAGCCTTTAATCAACGTGACAACGTACGGCAACATGATGCCGGTCTCTTCTTCCTCGCCATCATCGTCTTCAGACATGTCCTCGTAACCTTCAAGGTTCAGGTCAACGTGGCACTCATACAGTGTGTAGCGGTCGTCGTTCAAGTCACTAAAGCCTGTCTCTTTGTCTTTGGCTTTCTGAATGTCGGTTAACTCTTTTGGAGAGTCGGGCAACTCAATGTCAAGGTAGAAGCCTGCTTGCTGCAACTTGATGATCTCATTCTTGGTCTTGCGCATGACGTGCGTGATGCGGTAGCAAGTGTCCAAGTCTGTTGTTCCGTACGGCAGATACATATCTTCCGCAGGAATAAACATCGACACCTGACGTCCCAAGTTGGGATCGTAGTAGACCTTCTTAAACGCTGAGCCTGTGGCTGGCAGTGACCAGAGCATGCGCTCATGCTCAGCGCGGTACTCCGTCATGACTTCGGTCAACTCGTAGTTCATGTCATCTTCGACATTGATTGCGATCTCTTTCATCTCTGGCGTTTCTTTGCCGATGAGTTTGCTACGCACAGGCCCTTGGGCTGGGAACGTCTCAGTGATTGTCTCTGCTTGGAAGCGCACAACGGCTTCTGTAATCATGGGGTGGAACACACCGCATGCGCCATTCCATGGTTCAGTGCGCTCTTCAATCTGTAAGCCCAGAAGTTTCAGACCGTCAACGTACGTCTTCTCCCAATCTTTGCGGCCATTCTTGTCGTTGTCAATGTCAGACACCAAGTCGCCAGCAAGCGACTGCAACGCACCACTTTTTATGTACTCGGCCAAGTTATCGTCAAAACCCTCTTCAGCGTCGCCCTCTCCGGGC